GTTTGGAGATCAACTGACTGATGCATTGTTGACAAGTGCTGGATTGTCCACGGATAAGACTTACAGGGCTGCATTGAACCCTGGTGACAAGTATTTTTCCAATTGGACATCAGACAAAACCGTTGCCATTTTGGATGACGTAGCAAATGAAAAGAGCAATTTTGTTGAGAAACCTCCTACGAGAGCGATTATCGATATTTGCAACAATCAAATGTATTACGCACCAAAAGCTGAATTAGAGGCAAAAGGGAAATGTTTTGTGGAACCCGAAATTGTTTCAGTGACTACGAATGTTAAAGACTTGGATGCCCGAGTTTATTCCAATTGCCCATATTCTGTTCAGCGTCGAATGGATTTGGTATTCACTGTGAAGTGTAAACCGGAATTTCAGAAGATCATTAATGGCAAATGTTGTGGTGTTGACTCCTCTGCTGTGAGGAGATATTATACGGTTGATGGTGAATACAAACCACCACCAATCGATGACATTTGGACGTTAGACATTGAACAGGCTGTCGCGCCAGAAGAGTTGTGCACGACAGCAACATATGCCCCTGTTACATGGCGAGGCCAAGAAATGAAAGATGTTTCGCCAGTTGTTGCAATTCAATGTGCCATCGAGGCATTTACTGAACACAGGGAAAATCAGTATGCAATTATGGAAAGCATGAAGACCCGAGAAAGATGTTTGGAAGTTTGTTCTAAACCAGGGTGTAGATTCCTTAAGGGAATGTGCCCTGATCATTATGATAATCAACTTGGATTTGAAACCGCTGTTGCCATTAATCGGATTCGGAAAATGTTTTCGAAGCGTTTCGAGGATGATTCAGAGGCTTTTTCCAAGCGTATTGAAAATGCTGTTACCACGAAATTGTATAACACAGCCACAAATTTTCTTGATAAGTGGGATTGGATGTGCGTCATTCCGTCCAAGTACTTTGAGAATGAGAAGGTCATTGACTTTCTTGAGTGGTATTATGGTGACCAGCTGTCTAAAGCTTCCAAGGCAAGATCATGGATTCTTTACAGTTTGACTGGCATTATTGCGTATGTTTCATGGCGTGCAGGCATTTTATTTTTCATGTTTTCTTGGTTGATCCACAATTTTGTTGGAATTAATACCAAGCGAGAGATACTTGTTAGGGAATTGAGACGGAGAAATGACACTCTTCCCAACATCGTCAAAAATGCACGTGACAAATACGCTGAAGCCATTTGTTATACGTCGGCAACAATTGCCGCATTGTACGCCATTTCGAAGGTGTACGGGCATTATCGTAAATTACGCGAGTCACACAGTGGTCTTGAACCGAAGACCCAGGAAGAAGTTGACAAGCGCGATGCTCAAGCAAACGTTTGGACACCAGTTGTCAAGCGTGAATTGCCAACCTCGAACGAGAGCAAGTGTTGTTCAGCTGATGAGCTTGCTTCAATTGTGAAGAAGCAATTGCGATATGCCACATTACGGACTGAAAAACGGAAGATGATGGCAAACATTTTGTTTATTAGGTCCAATGTAGTTGTTTTACCTGACCATTATTTTGAGGATACTGAATTCCTTGATGTTAAAGCGTGTAGAGATGAAGCGAACGCGCTTGGTGGTTCATTTGAAAGTAAATTGCATAAAGCAGCTTCTGTTGCTATTCCCGACACAGATTTGAGATTGTGTTATTGTCCCAGTGGAGGGACATTTAGGGATATTGTGAAATATTTTCCTGTTGGTGAAGTTGTCAGCCATCCATTTCAAATGTTGTATCGGATGAAGGATGGTGATGTACTCGAAGCTTGCGGTTTAGGTGTAGC